TCGGGAGTTCCGTCGGCCATTCCAACTGCGAGCGCCAAGGACTGCGCGCCGAGGAAGACGAACCGCCCGATATTCGTGGTCGAATACGTGTAGTTCGTGTTTCCGCCCGGGTTGTAGAGCGAGTTCGGAGCCGCGACCATCGCGCGCGTCGCCGGGTTCTTGATCAGATTGGTCGTTACGCCGTCACCCCAGGGAAGGTACGTGTCCTGATGGATGACCACGTTATCGAAGATCCCGAGCGCACCGGTGAAAATCGGATTGCCCTGAACCTGTCCGCCCTGCATGGCGAACCCCATGATGTTTCCCCACTGACCCTGATCATACTGCTTCTTCAGATCCTTGACCTGAAGATGGTCGAGGAACATCACGCCCGCGATTTCAAGCCCATTGATGACAACCGGCTTGATCGGGACCGAAAGCGTTCCCTGCGCAAGTGCGACGATATCGGGAATCAGATCGAGGACGAACGAGTATTTCGGGTCCGTTCCTACGGTTGATTCGGTGGTGGCGCCCGCGGGGAAGACCTGGTGATCCGAACTCGGTTCGATCGGTACCTGCATTCCGGTGTAGTTGTACTGACCGGAATCCGCACCGCCTGAACCGACATACGGCAACGCTGCGGCTGCGGAATTGCCCGCCGCCTGGTTCATCGTTCCGTAGTTCACCATCGTCCGCATCCAGTTCGCGAGACCATTTCTGGCCTTGTCGCGGAGACTGAAAGGGACGCGCTGCTGCGACATCATGCCCTTCAGGAGCATCGCCTGCCGGAGCTGGTTGATCTGCACGGTCGCCTGATCGAAGGTAAGCGGCACTTCGTTGCCCGCGATTACCGAGTCGCCGGCGATACCGGGACCGAACGGATTGTAAATCAGATCGTATTTGATTGTGTCGCCAGACTTATCCGCGGTGTCTTCGAAATACTGAACGAAATTTGACGGGTCGTCTTTTGACAGACCAACCGCCATTAATTTCGAAGCTGTCGTGTACCGGATTGCCTGGGCGTAGGTAAGTTCGCTGTAAAGTACGACCGCAAGTGGGTCGCCAGCCGCTATAACAGTGTCCGCCATCGCAACGCCTCCGTACGAAAAAGATGAAAAGTCACAAGTGGGCGTTTCCGCCTTACTCGCGCCCTTTTCGCCGGCTGCGTTGCTCCGACCGATTTCTCCCGGTCAGGTTGCTGGATTTTACCCCTCTAGCTCGGGGATCAAACCGCTAACGTTTTTTCAAGGTCGTCAGCTAGACCTGTGCCTACATTAAAAACGCTTTTCTTAGCTGGAAGTCAAGTGTCGGACAAAACTAAGGCCACCGAGTGTAGCGCCCGGTGGCCTTCGAAGGGGAAAAGATCTGGCGACGGATTTCCTGAGAGCGAGCGTCCAGATGCCTCTTTTATATCTGCCGGACCTTACGCCGTCAATGACCGGTGCCAGTTCGGATCCTTGGCCGTCCGCTGCGCAATATACGCCCGATATCCGACCGGATCGCGGTCGCGGAAAGCGTTCAAATCACGCAGCGTATTGTACGCGGTCGGAGGTTGTTCGACGCTCGAGGCTGACGCTGCCGCCGATACTGATTTGCCGGCCGCAGTCGCTCGCGCCTCCCGGCGCATTTTCTCAGCAACGCTTTCGGCTGGGCGCGCCGCTTCGGTGGTAGCGGGTAGCTGGGTCGCTGTCGTGGTAACCGCCTTCGGCTGATATCCGAGCACTTCGGTTGCCTGTTCCCAAACCGCTTGCGCCACCGAGATCCCGCGTTTCCGCGCGCCTTCAATGACTCGATTGGTCTGAGTTTGCAACCACAGATCGGTCGCAACTTGAGCCGCGGCTTGGAGATCCGAGATATTCTGCTGCTCGGCGCGCGTTTCGATCATGTCGACCATTTCGCGCGCCCGGGGATCACGGTCGGCCGCAGCAAGCGCCGCGTTGTAAAGTTTCTCACCAGTAACGAGATTGTCGCCACTGAGTTCGTAGCGCTTCTTTTCATTGAGCACTAGCGCCCTGGCGGCTTCGTCGTAGTCGGGATGAACCTGCCGAAACTGCGCTTCCGACTGCTGAATCTCAAGTTGGACGCGCTCGGCTGCGAGGCGCTGCTCCGCCTGCGTGATTCTCTCGAGCGCGGGCTGTGTCGCTTCGGTGACCATCGTTCGGAGACCGAGCGCATCCTCTTCACCGTTGGGCAGAGGTTGCGCCGGCGGAGTTTCTACTTCGGCGCCGGGGGCGGTGGTCTTCGGAGTTTTCGCGCGCTCTTCCGCCTCACGCTTGAGACGGCGATTCTCGCGCTGCAATTCGCGGTAACCCTTCCAATCGAATTTGTCGCCTTCGGCGCGCTGCTCCGGAACTTCTGTCTTCGGCGCGGGTTCCGTGACCGGTGGCGTTTCCCTCGCAGGTTCCGTGACCGGCGGGGTCTCAACGCCCGGAGCGGTTTCCGTGAGAGGCGCTTCCGTCGACGGCATCTCGGCCGGCGGAGTCTCTACTTCGACTTTAGGCGCGGGCGCCGCCGGTGCTGCATCAGGCTTGGGATTCAGATCGGTTGTGCGCGTTTCGATATCGGCTTTGGCCTTAGCGATCCGGCCTTCCAGATCTTTCTCGAACGCGGTCGGCTCGATCGGTCCCTGCGGTACCGGAGTCGCTGTTACTTGTCCTGGCATGATTCTCTCCTATAAAGCCGCGACGGCTTTTCCCTTGAAAATCGTTTCCGGCTCGGGGATTTCGCCACCGAACTTGATTCCTTCTTTTTCGGCCTGCTTGATCGAGTCGAGCAGCGTCGCAAATCCCGCCACGTTCGCATGAACCGGCAGTTCTTTTAGAGCCTCAAGATTTTCGTTCAGGTGCTCGATCGCGTCCTCAACCGAATCTCCGCCGCCCAGCACTACCCCAACCTCATCGTTGTTGCGCGAAGGAAACTGATAGGCACCGTCCATCTTGCAATAGTGGTAGAGCTTCACCCATTGCGAGACTTTCGACGGCAGCCTAAGCGTCTTCCATTCGTCGACGATCGTCGGGTCTTTGGTGTCTGAGTCGTAGTGCAGCGTTGCCTCGGCCTCGAACTTCCATGCGAACTTCGGTTCGATCATTATGCCGTTCGCACCGTTCCAGATGACCTCGGCGATGTTGCTGATCGTCTCGAGCTGATGCTCGCCCGATTGTCCGGGGAGGCGCGGCGTGGGATCGATGAAGTAAGGCACCCCGTCCGATACGCGAATCTCAGTCGCCCACCAATCCCGGTACCCGTAGGTCTTCAGGATCGGTGACATGGCCTCGTTTACCATTTTGATTTCGTCGGGCAGATCATCGTGCGAGACCACCGCCGCGAGGTACAATTCGTTTTTCTTTTCGTAGCCCTGAAAGGCGAATGGTGGAAACTGACCGTCGATGCACCAGCTATCGCAGCCGGTTTCCATATCGGTCTTGATCGAATCCTGTACGATGAAATCGACATGCTCTTTCGCGCCGCCGAAGATCACCGCCAGATTGTCGAGCGTGCGCCGGCTCTGCTCGATATCGGCGTGGTGCCAGGTCTCCATGTTCGCGCGGAAGCGATCGAGCTTGATCCACTTGTCTTCGTTCTTTGTCAGGTACTTTTCGAGATTGGTAACTCCGGTGATGCGCTCAGAATTGACCGTCGGCAATCCGACTTCGTTAAGAACGTCGAGGAAGTAACCGCGATACAATTCCAGATCGTTCGCGCCCATGTGACCCCACACTGCTTTACCCATATCGCGCAGATGCTTCTGCAGCGCGGTAAATCCGATGTCGGGGAAGATGAATAGATCGATTTCGGCCAAGTGCTTGGCGTCGAGTAGATCGTCGAGGCGTTCGACAGGATCAAGACCGGTCCCTTTTACGCAGTCGCGGATATCCTGGTACTCAACTTCGTAGGGCGAATGGTAGTAGACCTGATCCATTGTCTCCGCGAGTTTCTCGGCGACCGAAATAAACGTTCCGTAGTCGACAACACAGGCAGTTACTTTCCCGACTCTCTTTAGACGATTGGGCGTCACAGCAGGCTCACCGATAGATAGTTCTCACCGTAATTGCGCCGCGCCCATCGGTTCGCGCTTGCACGATCAACGAAGACTCCAACCAGTAAGCCGTCTGCGAACACAAATATCTTGTCCTTGCCGAAGGTGCTCAACAGACCGCTCTCCTGTGAATGGAACGCGTGAATCGAACGATCGAGCCGGTCGTCGTCAAGCGGCACTTTACGGCTGACCTCCCTGTGGGGGATTGTTGATGTCGTTTATCGTGCGCATGGCGTCGAGACCCATATTCGCGGTATCGAGACCGGTCTGCGTTCTTTGCTGCGTCGCCTGCATCTGAAGACGCAGCGCCTCGAGCATCTGCCGGAATTCTTCGGTCTTTCCTTTTTGAAGGAGCGATGCCGCCTTGGATAGCTTGAGCTGCGTATCGGCCTTTTTGTTCTCCACCAGTGCTTCGAGTTCCGGCATCGACTTCTTGTTTCCGCGTCCGCCTGGTAGCGGCATACCGGTTTTCGCGGCTTCCATCTGCATCTGTTGCATCTGCGCGTCTGACTGCTTGAGTTTCTCGATCCAGCGCCGCGGTAGCGGTAGGACGTTGTAAAACTCCGGCAACCATTTGCCCATGCGCAGCGCTGTCTGACCCCACGGTCCCATGACGAACTCAGCGAGCCACTGGCGAAGATTGGGATCGCGCTCAACCTCATCCAGTTCAATCTCGTACATCAGATCAAACGGTGCAGCCTCGAGCTTTACGATCTGGCCGTCACCTTTGCTGCCGACGCGAATCAGGCGGTTGTCCGGAATGAGTTTCAGGTGATCGACAACGATGTAGCCTTCTTCCTTGCGGAAATCGTTCTCAGCGTCGAACTCCGATGCGAGCAGCACCATGCCGGCGCGCTGACGGCGCTTGAGCGTCGTACCGGCCGCAGTGCTAGCACCGATACCGAGGCTATCCTCGCTGATACCGGTTACCTGCTGCATCGACTGGACGCAGAAGTTCAGAATCGCCATCGCGGCTTGCGGAGTCTGGGGGAGTTCCTTCGGCTTGATCTTATTGTTCGCGACCGCATTCGGCGCGACGATGCTGACCGATCCGATTTCGGTATTTGATTCGAGAAACGCAGTCAGTTGCGGTTTGTCCTCAAAGGCATCAGATTCCGCGAGATATCCGCCCTTGGTCTGCTTGGCGACGGTCTCGAGCATCTGATTGAAAAACTTATTGGCGTAGCGCTGCGGGTCCATCAGGACGCGGAAGAATCCGTAGGGGGTGCGCTTCTCTTCGTCGAAGTGACAGCACATGATCCCGAACGTGAAACGGTCGCCGGCGAGTTTGGTTGGTGGCTCGAGCATCCATTTACGATTGAGCAGGAAAGCTTTCTGCCACTTGCGGCCGACCTGGCGGTCGTAGTCGGTGATGTCCTTGCCAAATAAATCGTCGAGCTGCGCGCGGTATTCGTTGAACGCCGATTCGTTCATCCACTGCTCTGTACCGTCGAGCGGATCGGCGAACACGTATCCAACGTCGTTATCCCACCACTGGAATTCCAGGATGCGGGTCTTGTCTTTCTTCTCGCCCTTGGCGCCGGACAATTTGTCGAGCGGATAGGTTTCGACGTTCCACAGGATGTACGGGACTTCATCGACCTTGGGCCAACTCATCATCGGCGCCGAGTCGACGGAGACACGATCGATCAGGTTTTGCGCGTAGTCGCTGCCGAAGAGCGCTTTCGCTTCTTCGGGGTCCATGCTCGTTTCGCGCGCGAGCCAGCGCGTACCGCGGAAGTTGACCTTTTCGTTTTGGGGCCAGAGAAGTTCGAATGGAGAGAATCGTTCATATCCAACAAGACCCCTCGGATCGCGTGATCGATCGATCCAAGTGTTTGTGCAACCAATACCGCCGACCAGAAAATCCTCGAACGCTCTCGATCGCTCGCTCGCACCATTCGCCTTTTCAATAGCCCAATCGTAGTACGATGCAACGCGTTCACCGAAGAGCTGAGCTTCTGTGTTGTCGATATCCACTGCGTTAAAGAGCAGGGCCGTAGGACTATCTCGCTGAACGCCCGAGACGTAGCGGACAAATTTTTGCGCAGTATTAAAGGCGTTGGTTGGGCGCTTCGCTTGCCGGAGGATTTCTTCATCTTCCCTGGATAACTGTTTTCCGTCGCGGAACCGGAAACATTCGCGCGCTTCGCTGCGCCACTGATTGACTTTGATTTCGGCCTTGGTGACCTCTTTGTTGATCCACAGGACTGTCGGATCGACTATCCCGATATCGGGGTTAGGTGTACCGACACCGCGCGTTGCGGCGGACTCATTAAAGAGGGGTTCCATCGCCATCAGAATGTACCCAGCTCGTTACCTTCGATGATGCAATCGCCGCAATATCCCCAAGCCGATCTATCCGTGCCTGGTGGTCGCTTCGGACAATCCTTGGCGCTGTGACCGGTCTTTGGCTGTGCCGCGAGCCATTCGTCTTCGGCGCGCTTGGCATGAGTGAGCATCTTTTCGTTGAGCCGACGCCAAGTCCGGTAGGCGCTTCGCCACGCCTTTACTAATTCAGGAGGAACATCGGCGACGTTACCAAATCGAGCGTCTTCGTCGACGACAAATCGGTCGCCGTATCTAAGCTTCAGTTTCATCGCCTTCCTGCCGCTCAGTCAGTAGGCGCGCCGGTGGCTGCTCAATCTTTAGCGGCTCCGGTCTCACGTAACTCGGATCATCGTGACAAGGCTCGACGATTCCGAATCCGCACGTCAAGCATTGGATCAGCAGATGGTCGCCCTGATGCCGATGAATACATTGACCGCGGGACTGACCAGGTAACACGCCCGGTTGCTGATAGCCGTGGCCGTTGCAATAGCTCACCTTGTCCAGCGTGCCGTATTCGCATTTCGGACACAGATCGCCGCGCACTGGCGTCCGAGCACCGCTCCCTAGTTCTCCGCTCATAACTGGCTCTCCCATCCGCCCGCTTTATTGCTCAACCTGTTTTTACTCAGCTCTCGCGACACATCGTCCGTTGCCGGCGCCGCCGGATAAGTGATCGACAACTCCGGATCGTGCAATCTCGCCAGAGCGTCGAGAAAATCGTCATGCGGTACACTGTTCTCCCCGCAGTATTCCAAATACTCCTGATTGACAAAATAATCGACTAGATCCATTTCTTCGTCGTTATCGAGCTTTATCAGGCGGTTGAGTTTCTCGGGAAACCAGAGTCGGCCTTCTCGAAAGTCCGGTATCAACGCTTCGATACGGCTTTCCTTACTCTGACGGAGCGGCCTGCCTTTTCTGCCAACCGGTATCGGATAGACGTTGAATCCCTTTTTCTGCGCCTCCTGACGGAGGTACCAAGTGTCGTTTACCAGCCCGTACTCTTCATAGATGAAGCGTCGAGGCTGCCATTTCTTGAATAGTTCGAAGATGGCTTTCGCGCGCTCCGCAGGATCGAGACGTCCCATGATCGCGTCGGCCAGCGCGAGGCGTTTCTCCGGAGTCGAGATGACAACCAGGATGCACGTATAGTCGGCGCCGGTCTGCTGCGATTTTGCGGGGTCACAGATCATGTACGCGGGGAATCTGCCGGGACGAACTGGCTTATCGAGATAGTTCAGCCATTCAGGCTTGAAGAATTTACCTTTCTCGGAATCGGGTTCCTGCTGACAGAGCGCGTTCCAGGTGCGCGTATTGCGCTTATGATCGATGTACCACTTGTCGCCGAACTCCGGGCGCTCCGGCCAG